CAATATACCAGCGTAACGATTAGCGACCCAAGTTATATCTTCATCATATCGAACACCATGTTTAATACAAAACTCTTTGATAAACTTATCTATTTGCTTTTTAATTTCCACTTTGCACCCTCTTTTTATTTACCATGTTAATACTATTTGTTTTACATTATTCTTGCTCATTCCTACTTCAAAAGGTTTCTGATCGAAAGTAATTCTAGGAGTAAACAGTAACCCGTTTGGAGCTTGTATTTTTATAGGAATATATTTAAGACTTTCATTTAAGTTCTTCAATTTTATTATTAGTGTTGCTATTGTCATATCGTTCATTATTTGCCCTCTTTTAATAATTTATTTGTAATATCAACAATTCTATAACTCGTTATATATCCTTTTCTTGCTTTGTTTAACTCTAATGCTTTGCTTCGTGCTTCTTTTTTAGAAATATTGCAAGTCGTATAACCTGAAAATATATCATCAAAGAATTTGGCAACTCTATATATTCCGTTTGTATTCTCTCGTTTTCCCATGCTTTCTTAACCTCTTTTTATCTGTTTACATAACCAATTAAATCATCTCTTGTCATTTTCCTAACAAACATATCCCCATCATTGTAAATTTCTACTGTCATGCTGTCTTTATCATACTTCAAGCTGTCAACTCCAATTAACAAACTTGCATATTGTGCAAAGCGTGGCAAATGGCTATAAGTAGCATTGCCGTAAAGAGTATCAGGAGCACCCATAACATCAATATACAAAAAATTGATATTATGATAGTCGTTCTTTTCGGGTACTGTGATTGTTGTTTCTTCTACTTCTGTAATAGTACAACTAAATAGTAGTACTGTTATTATTGCGAATATTATTGTTTTCATTTTGATTCTCCTCTCTTTAGCTTTCTATAAACTTATATTTTATATATCCAGTTATAAGTTTTAGAAATAGCTTTTTTTTGATTTTATAAACTTCCGTTTTCATTCCTTTTACATCTTCTACGATAATACATTTACTTTCTATATCGTAAAATTGAAAATCGGCAATATACTCAATTTTTCTTATAGTTTTACCATTGAAAGTAAATTTATCTTGTAATAAAAATCTAGGCTGTAACTCTAAATTTTCAATCTTGCCAACTCTTTCAAGAATCTTTAAATCTGAATATCGTTTAGCTTCCTTTTTACTGTCAAACTTTATTCCGTCAATTGTTACTTTCTTATTTCTGTATTTGCTGTATTTTTTCATTTAATACCCTTTAAAGCTCATATCTTCATTACTACAATATACAACGCCTGTAACCTCTGTTTTATCTGAGTATACAAATAGAACCTCCGCAATATCCATACTAGACTTTAACCTCGTTGGTATTCCGTTCATTGTTGTTAATTTACCACCTTCAACTTTTATTCTAACATCTGCAACATTTGACAAAATAATCATAGTAGCACCGCTTAATTGAATATGATCTAAATATACATATTCTTTTAACTCCTTAAGTTTTTCCATTACCTTGTAAGAATACGATTCTATTTCTTTTATCGCATCTATTTTATCTGTTTTTTTTGTTGTGTATTCCATTATGTCACCTTTAACTAAAAAAACCCTTAAAAGTCCCTCAATATTATTATTGTTAGAAGCGGGATTTTAAGAGTTCTTCATTTTTAACTGGCTTCTAAATCAGTTCTGAGTAAGTAAGGTACAAAGAGATAAGAAAAAAAGTCAAGATAAATCTTTTTTATATTATGTTTAACATTCTTTTAGTTTCATATCTTGATATTCCTAATCTACCATGAATACTTCTAATTACTTGCCACTTCTTTTTAGTTAGTTTATTAGTTCTAGTCCCTTTTTTAACTATTCTTGTCAAAGGTTTAGATAATTCCTTTAGAACCTTAACATACAATGATTCCCTTTTATCAAATTCAGTTGCATTATTTCTATCTTTCCACCCTTGCACCTTTGGTAATGTGTAATTCGATTCTTTCTTTGATGATTTTGTTATAACTCCTGTGAATCTATCCCTATAATAAAACATTTCAAGCTCCTTTTTTTTAATTTTAGTATGGTAAATCGTCGCTTTCATCTTCTCTTTTCTTATCGAATGCGTTCGCTTCTTGTTGCCTATTACCTGCATAACTTCCAGCTGGTGGCTGTTGTGAACTTGATTGACCTTTCTTTAATACTTCCACACTATCCAATATTAAAGAAGTTTGATAAACTGTTTGTCCATCTTTTTGATAGTTTGAATAGTCAATATGAGCTTCAACACTTATCAAGTCCCCTTTACTGAAAGTTCTTTTAGTAAAATATCCAAATCCAGTTAATTGATGAAAACTTGCCTTTTCCTCCCAATTATCATTTACCTTTACATTCTTTTTTGTTACAAGGTTAAATTTAATAACCTTTTCATTGAATACTTGGCTATCTTTTGATACGAATCCAGTTAGTAGTAATTTATTCATTTTTTACACCTCATTCATAGTTAAATTATAAAATAGATTCTCTGCCACATAATATTCTCTCATTTCAATATCTCTTTTTTTACTCATAATATCCCAAGGAGACTCTTCTTCTGGTTTAATATCATTTATATCTATATCTAAAGAATCAACATAGCTACTATATCCTAATTCTAAAGCAATTTCATTATCTGTATACCTTTTTTGATTTGGATGAAACATTTTTACACCTCTCTGTTTAGTTTTTCTTCTAGTAACTTCATTCTACTTTGGAAATCGTTTATTGTTTTATTAGTTTGCTTGGCGTTAATAGCAATCTTATTATCTGCAATTTTTACAATATTCCACACTTTTTCTATAAGATCAAGTAAGTCTATCATCTGGTTATCTCTTTTTTTTTCGATACTAACCTCTGTATCATGGGTAAAAATAACATTTATCGGTTTTATAATGTGTCTTGGTTTGTCGATTTCAAAACCTTGTTTTTGTTCTATTGTCATTATAAAACCCCTATTTCTATTTTTACTTTTGGTTTCCCTATAAATATTGGGGATATGTGTAAATCTAAAGAAATATCCTCAATAAATTTATACTCAAAATTACTATCTGAAATATCACTTAAAAAATCAGTTATTCCTTTTTTTATAACTTCTTTTAGTTTCTCTCTACTTTCTTCTAGTTTGTCCATTCTTGCACCTCATTTATATTAACTTTGCCAGTCTATCAACTACATACTCAGTATATAACTTAGTATATCCGCTTTTATCTTGCGAATTATACACCGAAGCGTTACGGTCATGGTATAACTGTTTAAATTCTCTATTTATCAGTCTTATATTCTTTTCTATTCTACTATTCTCTTTTTTAGATTCGTATATATAACCATCTACTGCATCAAAGTTTCCCATAATTACCTCTTAATATAAATTATACTTCTCATATTCCGATATTGGAACTTTATCAGCATCCGGAATATAAAAATCAAGTTCCATACTTGCAAAACTTTTAACTTTTTCTATATATTCCGTCAATTCTACCGTATCCATTTTGCTAGTTTTTTTAATTAACTTCCTTTCTTTTCCATCTGTACCAAACTTTTTATATATCCGTAAAAATACAAGTACTGAATAGTGCATTTCATCTTCTGTATACCCTAGATAATCACCAAGCATATTATTTATCAACCAAAGGTATTTATTTTGCTGAATCGTTCTTTTCTTGGTTATTCTAGTGATACTATACTTATATCTTATTTGCTTATTTTCTTTAGTTTCTAGCTTTAGATTTTTCAGAGTTTCTAGTAAATATTCTAGCTCTTGGTTGTTATTTATATTGCCTTTCATATTAACCTTTAATTTTATCCAACGATTCAGAATTAGCAGGGATTAAAGAGTTAATTGTTTTCTTGAATATTGATTTATTCATCTCTTGCCACCTTACATTTTAATCTAGCCATTTCGCTATATATTTTATCTCTTTTATCTTCTATTTCTTCTTTTTTGGAGATTGCTATTTTTAATTTTTTTCTTAGTATACTTACAATATCAAAAGCTTCATCTAATCTACGATAGTTATTGTCTAATTTTTTTTTTAGTTCTTCAAATGTTTCCATCTTTACACCCCAAATATAAATTTAATAAACTTGCGTATAAAACTAACTTTCTTGTTTTCTATTATCTCATTATTAACCGATTTTAATTTACACTTAACAGTCATGGTATTACATATATTATCCATATCGTTATAATTATCTTTATATAATAACCATAGCAATTCTGTTTTTTCTTCTGAATTTAGATCTTTTGATTCTAAAATACTATTTCTTTTATTCCAATATTGTTCATATATATAATTAACCATTTTTACACCCTCATATGTTCTACAAATTCATCATGCAATTTATGTAATTCCTCAACTAGATTTATATCATATCTTGCTTCAAAGTCTTCATCTGTCATGCTGTGAAATTCTGTATGTATCGTTCTAGTTAATGGAACTATATATTCATCTGTTGGAGTTAATGCCATACCTGTAAGTCCGTTTAAATTGCGTAAATGATGGGGATCTGGTCCTATATTCCCAGTAACTAAGCAAGGCTTTTTTAATACAAACTCTTTATAATCTTTTCTTATTAACTTTCTAGGCTTCTTATTTAACATCTGAATTATTTTAGTAAGTTTTGATTCAAACATTTTTAATCCTTATTTTTATAATTTATATATTTTTCATGAAACTTTTTAATCATCTCGTTACCTTTGTCAAAGCCTTTTTTCAACTTCTCAAAATACTTTTCATCTGGATATATTCTAAGTATAAAGATTGATTTATCAAAGTTTGTGTTTATACTTACAAAGTCCCACCATTTACGCTCTGTTATCAATAAACACATCTGAATTTGATTAAATGGTATTTCTTTAGTTTCACCTTGGATTAAAGAAAAATGTTTTTCATCGTTCCTAGCTTTTATTTCAATCCCACCATCTGAGCCAACTAACCCATCAGGCGAACAACCAACATTTTTATATTTATCATTCGTTATAAATCCAACTGTTTCAACTTCTAAACCAGTTTCAAACTCGTAACTTGTTAATCCCAATATTTCAAGTTCGTTCCCTCTCTCAATATCTGAATTAGTGTATTGTTCTGAGGGCGTAAGTTTTACTATTTCAGTAACTATATTTTTACAATAAGTTTCTAAACCTTTTCCATTTGCTCCGATTGCTGTAGCGTGTGAAGCTGTCAACTTGTTTTCTCTTAACTTGAACCATTCTTCACTTACTTGATCTACATTATGTATAGTAATCATGATACTACCCTTTTAAAAGATTATAGTCGCTACAAGATTTAGCTAAGTCTTCATATTTAATTGTGAACAGATCAATATTAGTTTCATTTAAAAACTTTGCTACATCATCAATATTGTTTGCTTTTATTAGTGTCCAATTTGCAAGTAGAGTATCTTTATTTTCTAGTATTACTTTTAAGTTTTTAGGAATATCAAAACATTTATAAAAATCTTCATGGTTTATACTATTCTTTTCTAGCTCTTTTTTAAATGCTTCATTATCTACTTTTAGATTGTCTTCTTGTATCTCTTTTTTTCTTGCTGTTAATTTAGTTAGTAAAGTTTTTTTATTCTTAGATTTTAATACATCTTCTTTATAAATTTTACTTAAATCATCAAGCGTTGTAGCTTCTTTTATTTTAGTCTCAATCCCATCTTCTAAATCTAGTAAATCCATGTCGTACTCTTCATTGTCCACATCTTCAAGCCCTTTAACTTCATCTTTAAAGTGTATTTTGCATATTCTTTTAATTACTGACTTTAATATCATTCTATCTAGCCAGTTGTCCCAAATATAACCCATTAGCGAACTTTTACGCATCTTTTTTATATCGTCTAAGTTAATGGTTTCTAAAAACTCACCTTTTTTATTCTTAATAACTCCATAAGCTCCGATAATTTCACGACTAGAATTGAAAGGATCGCTAATTTCATGGTTATAAATAACTTTACCGCTTTCTTTTGTAAAACTGTATTTATCACCTAAATAAACAAGACCAAAATCAAATATGGTTTCTGGATATGCAACATTTACTTTATTTTGATAAGCATGATAATCGTAAGTAATAACTAATTTTTTACGATAGTTTAAAGTTACAGTATCACCATCAATAAATAAACCCTCATTAGCTACTTTTTTAAAAGCATTTGCAAACTCTTCTTTACTTACTTTGCTAAACCACCAATTCCGTAATTTGCCTGTTTTATCTGTTTCATTTTCTAATTCTGGTAGATAGTTTATAAATATCTCAACTTTCTTTTTATCATAATCTTTTAATAACTCTTTCATACTAAACCTCATCGAGTAAAATTTGAGCTTCATCTTCAAAATTGAAGCCGTTAAAATCTTCAGAATTAAGAATAATACTTTTTTCTAGTATCTTCTTTTTTTCTGTATATCCTAGTAACTTAGATTGTAACTCAAATACTTGATCTTCTAAATACTTGATATTTCCGTTTACAATACCCAGTTCTTTAAGTTCGTCTTCTTGACTTGCTTTGAATTGTTCTAAAGTTACCTTAATATTTTCAATTCTCTTTTCTTCTTTCCTATCTTCTTCTAAAACTGAATCTCTCATTTTAACCCTCTAAATGTAAAAAGTCATTCAAAAGGATTGTGCAGAATCCTAATGAACGACTTTTTTATAATTGCTTATCCCTGCACGAACATAGTATAATATAATAAATCTAGTTCACAATGTCAAGAAAAAAGATTTTCTATATTAAATACAACCACCGCAACTATTACTTTGCCAGTCGGATTCAACTATTTTATTATAAAGATCTTCTCGCTCTTCATCTGTTAGTGTAATCCCATTTTGATTAAGCAAATATAATACGCTCCTCCCCTCTTTCGATTCTATCCAGTCGAAATAATCAAGTCCCATTTCATAATCTTCAAATACTGCTTCATAATTCTCTTCAAAATGCCATTCTTGATAAGTCTTAGCCGTGTTTAACGGTTTCGTAATCCATGATTCCCACTCATAATATCCATCTTCATCTATACACGACTTATCTTTAAGAACAACTCCATCAATTTTAAATTCCCATTCTCCACTACATAAGGCAGGATATGCACCTGTCCAATTAACCTCTATATTTCTATCCATTTTCACACCTCGCTTTTAAATTTACTTTCAACTAATCAAAATACAATCAATAACTTTATTTCTTGACATTAAAAAAGATTTTCTACTATTGAAATAATTACTTCCGTTGCTATAACAACTATCAAGATTTTAGTTAATATTTTAGGAAGTGAATCCCCTTTGCGTTTTACTCTTCTGTGTTTGTAGTATCTCATTATGTACCTCTTAGAATAATTTTGATTGTTTCTCTTCTGAATATCTACTTCCTACATCTGAAAGGTTTTTTATTGCTTGTTTAAAATAACTACCTTTCAACTCAAACCCTATACCTTTTCTATTTAAAGATACTGGACTATAAACCTCGCTACCAACTCCCATAAATGGAGTTAATACTACCTCGTTTGGATTAGAATATAATTCTACTATTCTATCTATTACATCTAGTTGTAGTGGATGAACATGTTTTTCATCGTCTTCATCTTTACTCTCTTTAAATTTTAATACTTCATCTATTCTTATATCATCCCATACACTAGAGGCGTATCTTTGCCAAATAATATGACTTAATTTGTTGGTTTTTGGATCTTCCCAATTTTCATACTTTTTCTTTAAATCTTCAAAAGTCCCGTATTTTTTGATCATTTCTGGTAGTAAAGGCGTTGACCCTGCATAATATTTTAATCCTTTTGGATGCTCTACTGGTATTTCATTATCCCCACTTTTTTTAAATATTAAAACATAGTCAGGCATTGCTGTAAAACATTCTGTACTATCTTCTACTATTAATTTGTGCATTAAACTTCTAACCATAGTACGCATTCTAACTTTTAAAGGCTCTTTCCATATTGTTATCCTGTTTCTATATCTAAATCCATGTTTCTCGTGTAGTTTTACTATTTCACTTGGAAAGTCCCATAATCCCCCCCCGTTTTTATGGCTAATTATATCTGTACAGTGAACCGCTGTTATTCTCCCGTCTTTTGTTACTCTTGCCATTTCTTTTATTAAATATTCGTATTGTTTTAAAAACTGTTCCCTATCTTCTGTATTACTCATATCTCTTTCAGAACTAGAATAATTATAAAGCCCTGCAAAAGGTGGAGAGTATACCGATAAATCAATACTTTTAGTTTCTAAACTTGAAACACCATCAACACAATCACCGTTGTAAATTGCATACTTATCTGTTATTACTTGATCTTTGACTTTCATTTTAACCCCTTTTTAAAATTTAGGTAACACCATTTTTTTTATATATTCATTTTTTGGCTCTTCAAACCCTTTTATAGAAATATTTAGTTTATCAAATAAATCATTAGCTTTTTTTGTTTTCGCTAATATACTATCTAGAACCCTTTTTTGTCCATCTGAATAAACTAAATCAACTGTAACCTCTCTTTTTTGTCCAAACCTCCAAAATCTTCTTATTGATTGATAATATTGTTCATATGAAAAAGTAGGAAAATAAACAGTATGATTACAATGTTGCCAATTAAGTCCGAACGCTGTTATTTTTGATTTAGTAATAAGTTTTTTAATATCCCCATTTTTAAATGATAATAATAGTTCTTCTTTTTTATCTAAATTCATAGACCCGCTTATTTGATAAGCATTTTTATCTAACTTGTTTATCAAGTCACCCTCTGCATTAAGGTTGCACCAATAAACAGATATATCTTTATCTTGTGTAAGTTCTACGGCTTTAACACATCTATCTTCTATTGTTAGTCTTTGCTCCTCTCTAACTTCTGTAAGTCTTCTAGCTATTTGATTAAATAATTGAGGTTGCCCATCTATAGTCATATTTGCTAAGTTTTTTACTGAATGATAATTTGTTATCATTTTTGGTAGTTTAAATAATTCATCGCTAAACCCTAAGTCCGACGGCTTTCTCATCGAAATAGACCAACTACTAACCCAATTAAAAAAACTTTCTTGAGCATGACCTTTCAATAACCATTGTGTACCGATATTTTGAGGACTTATAGTATCTTCATTATTTGTAAAGAATTTAGTTAACATATCAGTATATCCCATATACCCCAAGGCTTCCGATGATGTTCCCAATTCTATAAAATCATTAGGACTAGGCGTTGCTGTAAATAAAAACCTATACTTTACTTTCTTTAAAAATGTTGTTATATGTGTTTTTATTGCACCTTTAAAATTTTTTAATATAGAACTCTCATCTAATAATACCGTTTCAAAATCTTCACTTTTAAAATAAGATAACCTTTCATAATTGCATATTACTATCTTTTTTGTAAAAGTTCCATCTTTAGAGTATTCAATATCCTCTATTCCAAATTTTTCTGCTTCTGTTAAAAATTGAAACGCAACGGCTAAAGGAGTTATTATTAGTACTCTTTTATTTGTACTTTGTACATAGTTTTTAGCTATGTTTAGTTCTATTATTGTTTTCCCTAACCCAGTATCAAGAAACATAGCAGAACGACCCTTTTTTACTGCATATTCTAAAACATACTTTTGAAAATCAAATAGAAATTTAGAAACAAAGTTAACATCTATCCCGAAATTGCTAGATATATGTTTTTTACTCTCTAAGAACTCTTGATAATTCATATATTCCCCTATAAAAAAAGTCTATTATCAATTTAGCAACGACTCCAAAAAGATAATAGACTTCAAATTTTAATTTTCCCTTTTGTCGTTGTCAGGAACTATTTTAAGTTAATACTTTATTTTGCTAATGTCAAGGAAAAAGATTATTTTAATTCGCAATAGATAAATTTCCTTTTCGTTCTTCTACCGTTTGATTGTAAAGTATTTCTATATTCAGTCTTAAATCTCTTTTCTAGTAGTGCAATAAATTGACTTCTACCTGCGGTTATTTCGCTATAAACTGATACTTTCCTTACATATCTACCCATCATGTCAATTAACGATATGCTACTTTTGCTTTTCTTGTAACTGTTTAAATAATCAATGTCGTACTTAGTTAATTTATAATACTTCTCTTTGTATTTTCCTCTACTTATGTGATAAACTTTTTTAATATTAGGCAATCTTAGTTCTGCTTCTGCTATTATTTCTTCATCTGTAAGCTCTTTATCTGATCTAAATGTAACCTGCATATTTATACCACATCTGTATGAAATTTTATCCATTTTTACCCCTCCATTCTTGTATTGTATGACTTGTTTTATTTTCTATTATCCAATTATTCCGAACTTCTAATGCAATTTTTTTTGTGTTGTAAAGTCCTAAATGATGTTTTTTATTTTGATATGTTATTTCTACTTCCCATTTACTTCTTGACTTACCCCAGTAAACCCCAGTATATCCACTTGTATTATCTTTTCTTTTTCTTTGATTTATTATGTTCTCACTACTAGTTACAAATCTACAATTACTAGGCTCGTAATTGCCATTATTGTCTATCCTATCAATTTGAAGTCCTTTTTTGTACTTTGGCAATGCCCATTTAAGAAATATTCTTGCATCGTGCCAATCTTTACACACTTTAATATCACGACCTCCATAGTTTTTATACGCTACATCTTTGGTGTTCTCACATCGCTGGATCATATTATGCCATTTGACATATAACGGATGATTTACTAAACCGTGTTTAGTTTGTTGTTTTGCCTTCTCTTTTTGTAAACAACTGCAAGACTTACTTAATCCCATCTTTAAACTATTTGCCATAACTTCTGTTTCATTGCCACAATCACATTTGCATAAATATTTTGAAGAGTGCCTTCCTTTTGGAGTTACATAATCTTTACATTGTTTAATCACCTTTAACCTGCCAAATCTCATTCCGTCTAAACTTTTTTTAACTTTTACCATTTGTTCCCTCCAAACTAAAAAACCCTTATTTCGATTCACCAGCCGAAGCCGTCCAAGTGTGAATCGAAATAAGAGTTTTATATAAAATTAAATCACTTGGATAATTTAATCTATTTAAAGATAACTATTTTATATTAAAATGTCAAGTATTGAATCATTATTTATCCCTCCTACTTTTTCCGTTAAATTCTACAAACTCACAACTTTCAACTAATCTTTTATAGCTTCTTTTCCCGATAAAATTAGATAGTTCTTCTTTTGTTGCGTTAGTTGTAATTATTGTATACTTCATTTCTTCATTACGATAATCTAATAAATCATAAGTTATTTGAATCTCCCAATCTGTTAATTGTTTTAATCCAACTTCATCTAATATTAAAACATCTTTTTTCTTTAATGTTTCATAATAATTAGCATTATCCATTGCATATTTGAATATATTATAAAACTTTTCTCTATCGATATTTTTAATATCACAATTTGAAGCAATATATAAACCTATTGCAAAACTCAATCTAGTTTTGCCTGTTCCCTCTGATCCTAATAATACTAAACCTTTTCCATTTGATACATTATATTGAATATTATTTATATAATCTTTTAGTTTAGTTTTATTTATATCCCAATCACTGTATAAGTCAACTCCTTTGTATCTTCTTGGAATATATAGGCTATTTATCAAACTTTCTTTTTTATACCTTAAACGCTTCTTATGGTCGTTTTTTCTTCTCTCTTCTTCTGTTCTCTCAACTTCTAACTCAAATTTTTCATTCTCTATAAATCCTTGACAATTACATTTTAAATCAATTAGTTCTTTATTGCAGAATCTACAAGTTAATATTCTCTTTTCTATTTGCTTAAAAATATTACTCATGCTACTACTTTTATTGTTCTCTTTTTTTCTCTTGAACTCTTCGTTTAATTTCTCTAAATCAGTCATTATATCCCCTAAAATGTTATTTCGCCAGTGTCTTCTCTTGTTAAACTTTCAAATTGTACGATACTTTTTTTATTGTTATCTTTTATTAAATAGTCGTTTTCTGTTTTATATAAAAATACTCTCATTCCCTTTTCTCTTTTTAAAAATTCTTCAAGTGTCCATTTATAAGAGAAGAAAGTTTTTTTACTATGATAGATAATACTATAATTTTCTATTGCTTTTAAAATATCGGATATATCAAAATCTTTAAGTAGGTTATTTATACTTGTTTTTGTTTTACTTGTTATTTTTTTATGAATTGTAATATTGTGAGAGTTCCAATTACTCAAAATCGAGGTATATAATTCTTTATTCTTTTCATTCTTTAAGTTCTTATTATTCTTAGTTGTTGTTGTTTGTTTGTTGTTTGTTTGTGTTTTGATTGTTGTTTGTTTGTTGTTTTCATTTTCTATAGGTTGGTAAGTATCATAATATCGTATAGTTATAATAGTATTCTTGTTTGTTGTTTTTAAAGATATTTCATTTTGATTTAATTTTTTTATTGAAAGTCTTATTTTTGATTCAGACAGTTTTAATTCATTAGATAATTGCTTTATTGAAGTTACAAAAGTTCCTCTTTCAATCCACATTCCTAACCATTTTTTTCTAGTGAAATTAGCTTTTATTAAACAATGTAGAAATAAACTTTTTGTATTATTATCTTGATACCATTCCCATTCTGTCATTTTTCTAAATAGTTTTATATATCCATTGTGCATATTATTTTCCAATAAAAAAAGCCTTAAAAACTACATCACCCTTTAAGGGTCTTCACCGATGTAATTTTTAAAGCTATCTAAATCTTATGATTGTTCTAATTTGGGTGAAGTCAAATATTTACAATCTTGTATTTCTTATATTATACGGATATTTACATTAAATAGCAAGTTTTTTATTCGTTAGTTTCGTAAGGTTTAAAGTCTATGAAATTAACATCTTCATAATTATACTTTTCTTCGTATTCATCGGCTATAAGAGATCCACTTGTTGCTGAAGTATATCTTATAATGTTAATATCACAGATACCAGTACCGCAAGTAAACCTTACCCCTCTTGGTGGTGGATTATTTGGCGTGAACTTCTTTATTTTTGCGTAGATATAGGTACTATTAGACACTGTAATAAATTTCATTTCTTTTGATATTCCTATTATTGTTGCAGTAGCGAAAGGAATTTCTAAAATATCGGCTACTTCCATCTTCATCCTACCTATCCATGATGGTAATGGAGTTAAGTATTCTTCTTTTACTTCGATACCTATTGGAGTTTTATCTTCATAAATGTATTTTTCTAACAATTCTTCTGATGTTAAAATTTCATTAGTCATTCTTACAACATCTTTATAAATATCAAAATCTATAACGCTCCTATAAATATTTATATTTTCTTTTTGATTTAACAATTTACCTTTTAAGCTTAATAGTTCTTTTCCTTTCAACGGTCTATAATACATTTTGATCTCCCTTTCTTTCTAGTTTATCAATCTTATTTTTTAACTCTTCAATGTTGATCTTGTTAGCTTCATCTGGCTGTACTAATACGATTATTAAACCGATAATTGGACTTAGTACGGCTGAAACAAAGAAATATAATACTCCACTTTTACCTCTGCTATTTGCTAGTAATCCGATTAAGAAACAGAATAGTAACCATAAAAATAATATCATTTTGTACCCCTCTTTTTAGTTTTTATTTTCCGTTTATTAAGCTCAAAGTTTCACTATCTAAGTAATCGACTAGTAATAACGATACATTACTATCTAGGCTATCTGACTTAGTTCTTAGCGTGTTTAATTCTATTATTATACTGTCTAATTTTAATGATTGTTTCCTGTAATTTTCTATTTGTATATTGTAGTTTAGTTTTCCTAATCTCCTAGTTTCTAGTAAGCTAAACATTGACATACACGCTATGAATACAGAAAATAGTAGTATTAAAATTGTATCTGTTTTTTCGTTTGTCATTTGATACCTCGTTTTTAATCGTCATATTTAATATCGCTATCGTAATTTGAATAGCAATCTTGATTTTTACTTAGCAAGTGCTTGTTTTCTTGAATATATAGATCAGCCATATTATAATAACTTCCTATAAACTCTTTTCCACCTGCTTCTTGAATTTTATTTATTAGTGATATTTGACCTTGCGATGCTAGTGGTTCCATTTGTTACCTCTCTTTTAGTGTTTTTATTTGTTCTTCTAGAACTCTAATTATTATTTCTTTGTCAAGTATCTTTTCATTTAGTTCATCAAATTTAGATAAAATATAATCGCTCATTATTTGCTTTCTTATTTCTGCATTGTTATCTAAGATATATTTTAATCTGTTTTTGATTTCTTCTCTTACCGTTGGAATAGTCATATTTTTACCAGTTCCCTAATTTTTCAACATCTTTTATTCTCTCAACTTCTTTATTGTGATCTATACCTTTTATGTCCGTGTAAGTTGTTTTAATTATTCTGTCTAAATCTGTATCAATTTCAAACTCGAAAGCTCTATCTGTATCGGAAGCATAGGCAATATATCTAATACTTTCATACTCGTAATCTTGAACTTTTGAAAAAGTATCCGTTTCTATTGTTTCCCCTATTGCAGGATCAAAGTCCATGTAAACTATTTCTATTTCTAACATATCAGGCACTTGCAACATTTTACCCCCTCACCATGTCAGAAAGTTTAATATTAAATAGCTCTGAAATTTGACAAGCTACTTTTAAACTTCTTTTATTTACATCTTCTTTACTCCACTTGTTTAATGTTACATTTGATACTCCCAACTTTTGAGCAATGAACTTGCTACTTGCTCCATTTTCTTTTTTGTACTTTTTGATTAAGTTTTCTAACTTCATTTTTTACACCTCATTTATTTAATTTGCTGTCAACATTACCAATATACAAAACCTTTAAAGAAATAGCAAGTTTTATTTTCCTTTTGTTTAGCTTTTCTTTTCTTTTCTGTAAACTTAGGTATAAAAAAAGGTATCGTTTAAGATACCTTTCTATAAATATTTCTTTACTGTTTAGTAAAATGCACCGTTCCCACTGTTATAATCTTTTAGTATCTCGGATTCTGTCAATGCTACATTCCACATAGCTATTTCATCGAGTTCGCCTGTGAACGGTAGATAACCATCATTTCTTGAGCCTATCTTTAAACTTCCCGATATTGCTCCTGTATGAGAATAACCGCTTGTCATTGCTACACCGTTTATATAGCAAGTTACGCCCTGATAACTCGAATTGTAAGTAATAACAATATGGTTATATTGATTTAGGTTGTAATTAGCAATATCAAAATACAATCCTCCTGACCCACCTAAGCACCATATTTTATCCCCTTCACAGTCCCAAAAGAAATTTGTATCACTGAATACAAAACCGTACAAAGTTGAACTTGTTTTTACCCACATTCTTATAGTTCTCGTATCTGTAGATAATAAACCATTATACGCAATATTAGAAGTCGTTCCATTAAATGAATAAGCACCTTTATTTTTACCGTTACTATCAAAAGTAGCATCGGTATTAGTTCCTGTTAAAGAGCCTATTACATCGTTAATGTCCCCGCTTGTGTCATATCTAAAGTAGTGTAATAATCCATCTTGCTCAGGAACGACACCAACAAGCGAAATAACAACTAATTTTAAGTTACAAGATTTTACTTGTTGACTATCCATTAAATAATTGAAAAATTCTATTGATACATTGCAATTATAAGTGTCTGAATCTGAGTAAGGTTTAAAAGTTATTACAGATCCATCTATAGCAAGTAAAGCTGTTTTATCATCTGTATCAATCCTAACAATATCAAAGTCAAAAGTTTTCTCTTTAGCGTTTACGCTATCAATTTCTTTTTGATATATTGATCTAGTTATTCCATTAGAAGAAAATTCTTCTTTTTTCTCAAATATTTGTTTCTCTTCATATATTACTTTAGAAAATAAAGCATCATCTGAAAATGTTATACTATTTATATCCATTTAAACCTCGTTTTCATTACTATAATAACGGCTTAGTTCTATTTCTATATACTTTGTAGGATATTCACTAAAAGGATCGTATTTACAGTTATAGAAACATTTATAAATAGTTCCACTATTATCGACTGTATCAATTTCAACATCTTTTAAACTTGCATTATCAAGAGCTTTTAAATTGGTTACTAAGGTTGTCCAGTCTGCATCACTAATAGTAGCAACTTTATAAATTCTGAATATCCAATATGAAAAATTACCCAACTTTTCCAAGTTAGATAAATTATTGTCAGAAGTAGAATAAAATTCATCTCTCTTTGTGCCAAAATCTACTAATTTAATTTTATTAGTTATAGTAATTGTATCTATTTTAGGATTCTTTAAGTCCGTTAAATCTGCCATTTATTCCCCTTATGGTACTAATAATACTGAGAAATTACTTGTTATATCTGTTATTGTATTATCTGAAACAAGTAATAATTTTATTTGATATTCTGTACTATCTGCTAATCCTGTTGTGTCCCAATCATAGCTTCCATCATTTGCAGTACTTGCTACAATAGTACTATCCAACGCCCCACTTTTCCAAAGCTCAATTTTAATATTTTCATCATCATTTATCGAGATTGTACGCCACTGAATTTGGTATGTATTACCAGTTTTAAATTCTTCCCCACCTGTTGGATATAAAACTTCAATTCCTTGTGAGATTATCCAAGCTTCAATATCAAAAGATTTTTGAGCAGTTTGCTTTATCTTAGATACTTTCCAATCTACAGAATCAAAAGTAAATTTGTCATCTAGGTTAAGCGAATAAGTATTTAGAACCTCCGATAATGAGAAAGTAATTTTTCTATTCGTGAACTCTGTATATTGCTTGTAATATGTAGAAATACCATCTTTTACCGCTGTGGCAAAGTTTGAGCTTAATATTTCGAATACCTCAAGTTTTGGTTTCTCAATTTCCACCCTATCATATTCTAAATTACAAACATCATTAGGATTTAAAACGCCCTTATCCGTTGCTATTGTATCTTTATTTGTTATATAAAATTTAGGTACATCACTATCAATTTTAACTTGAATTTGTAGATTGTGTAAAATTGTAATCACATCTAGGGCATCAGAGAATTTAGTAACTGAGGAATCTACGAAATCAAGAGCTGTAACAAAGTCTTGACCTGTAAATGATAAAGTTAAATCTCCTAAACTGCCAGTTACAACGACCTCGTATTTATCCCCGCTTGTTACGGTTAGACTGTCATCTACGGTCACTAGAGTAACATCTGAATAACCCCTTGTATTTATATCATCATTCATTAAAGATAGTGCTTCTGTTTTTGCTGTTGTTTCGTTTGAATCTGTATATTCAAAAACACTACTTTCGTAAGTTGTACCCTCTTCTGTTTTTTCATAAGTTGTAATTATATAACTATAATAAGCTGTATAATCTCCTGTCCCTGAATCCCTAACTGCATAACCTCGAACTCTTATTATATCAAAATAATTGACTTCTTCTGTTAATTGATAACCTAAAAATCCACTACTCCAATCTAAAAAATTCCCAATTTCGTAATCTGTGAAGGTTATATTACTTCTATAAGTAAAGTCTTTAACTACTGGTATTTTTGCACCTCCTGCAATAGCATATAAATTAAATGAATAATTACACCATAATATAAGGGTACTTAAAATTATTGATATTGACGGGCGTATTCCTACATTTGCAAAGTTTACACCATTTGAAAATTCTAGCATTCCATCATTAAATTTAAAATATATCTTCTTTTTATCTTCTGTATATCTCAGATTAGAAGGAAGTGGCAACAATAAACCCATGTAAAAATATTCATTATCATCATTATAAACTTTTATAGCTTTATTATTTATAACTCTGAATTCTGGCTCTTCTTCTCTTGTAGATCCAAACCCTATTTTAATTACGGCTTCATCATTACTACTATCAAATACATCATCTACAAGAAAACTATCTTTATCTAGTTCAAAGCTCAAAGTCCTTGTTTCTTGAACAAAATAACCAATAGGGCTATTATTTTCTTCTGTGGATAATTGAGGATTGTAAATTTTTGTATATGTTGCTAAAACTGTAGGACTTGCAACATTTACATCATCTTTAGAAATAAACTCTATTTTTGAAATCATTATCTAGTTTCCGTTAAAGTATTAGTTTGTTTTCCACCAATTACACTTGCTTTATAAATCCCAGTATTTGAAACTTCTTTTAAAGAAATTGTATCTTTATTTAATAATGCCCTTTGACCTTTATTATTCATATTAGCACTTTCTGCAATACTTCTGTTTATATTGCTTAATGCTGTCATTATATCGTTGTTATTGCTTGTATTGCGTGGAATTATACCACCAGTAGCCAAGTGAGTAACTCCACCACTTGCAGGTTTCTCAGCTGTTGGAATTGCAGAACCACCACTTAGCATATTATTTATTTGTGAATCTGAACCAAAGTTTATTGTATCAAGAATTGGCTTATATTTAGCTGTTTTTTCACCATTGATAATATATTCTCTAAACTTACTACTATTGTCATCATTTATTATTATATTTCTACTGTTTGGACTTAGTCCACCACTTGCGAACTTCTCGGGTATTTGTCCACCTTTTGCAAATTTGAATAGTTTTAATAAACTCATTCCAAAACCAAACGAATTTCCGCTAAGTAAATTTAACAATCCAAATATAGCCGCTTTGCTCAATAATGTAGAAGCTAAGTTAATAACAGAATCTTTAACCGCGTTGAATCCTTTTTCTAATGCGTTCGCACCTTTTAAACCCTCAGAAAAGAAAGTTTTTAATCCACCTACTCCAATATCTGCAATACTATCTTGTAGCTCAAGTTGTCCTTTTGTTGCTTCGTTTAATTCTGTAATACCGTCAATCATTTCAGGAAATGCTTGCTCTGCTTCCCTTATATTGTCCATATCGAATAATTCTATACTTCCAGAATATCCAAATTTATCATCAATATCATCTTCAACAAATTTAATTTTAGCGGGTATTTCTATAGGTTCATCATTTTCTATTGCATCACCTAAAGTTTCATTTTCAAAGTCAATACGCATCGATAATTTTGTATCTTGAGGATTAAAAAACTCCTCTATTGCATCGGCTTTCTCTTTTGCAACTTTTAAATATTCTATTTCTTCTTTTTTATTCTGTTTTAGTTTGTACTTGTAAACATCTAAAAGTTTCGTTTGTGTTTCTATATTCTGAGTTAAAGCATAATACTTGCTTGATTGCACCTCTAAACTAGAATTAAACTCTTTATCTTTTTTCTTTTCTAAGTCTGCAAGTTTTTTTATAGCTCTTTGCCTTTTCTCTATAATTGCAACACCTTTTTTAAATGATTCTGCAAGTTTATTCTGAGTATCGGCTTCTATAGCTTGTTTTGCTGAAAGTTTAGCTTTATCTTCTAAATCTTTGTTGATTATCTTTAATGCTCTTTGTATGGCTGTGTAATTGTCTTTTTCTAGTGTTAGATTTTCTAAATAACTAGGATATAAAGTTTGTAAATTCTTATAACTTTTTTCTAAATATGCAGTTTCTTCTTTTGTTAATTCTGTTTTTTTTGTTAAGTTTTCAAAAGAACTTGCTAATAGTTCAAATTCATCTCTTGATCTAGAACTTTTTGCAGTAACTTTTTCAAGTTCAGTTTGAGTTGAAACAAATAAACTTGTTATTTTTGTTAGAGTGTCAATTAAAGCACTTGAAACAAAGAAAGTAGTTATATTTTTCCATATCTTTTCTAAGTTTGCAGCAAGATTTTTATTTTTAATATCAAATTCTTTTGTTAATGATGTACCTCTTGCAATTTCCTCATTAGCTAGTTTTTGATGTTTTCTGAAAGTTTCAGTATTTCCCGATAATAAACCGATTGTTTCAACTACTTTTTTTCCTTTAAGTCCTAAACCGTCCAGTTTTTTAGTTAAGTCAACTATGTTTTCTGCTGTATCACCTGTATTATTTGCAAATAATATAAGTGCTTCGTTTGCATCTTTTTTTAAAATATCGTTGAACTCTTCAAAACTTACCCCTGCAAGTCTTGCAAACTCTTCCGTTTTATTACCCATTGCAACTAATAACTGATTTATACTTGTTGCGTTTACCTCTACATTTCCACCTAAGGCATCAAAACCCGCACCAAGTCCGATAATATCACCTATGCCAATCTTTGCAATTTTAGATATACCCTGCATTCTCTTTGCAAATTCAAGCATTGGCTGTGCTTGTGCCTTAGTATTAGCTCCTAGATAGTTAATTGCAGAACCTATTTTATTTATACCCTCTGCAACTCCAAACCTTTCTTCAAAACCATAAACAGATGACATTTTAGCTAAATCAGTTGCTATGTCCTCCGCTGAGCCGTCTAGTTCGCCTTTTAATGAAACAATAGCTTTGTCTACTACCTCGACAAAGTCGGCTATATCTTGCCCTGCAATGTCCATACGACCCGCAACAACTGACATTTCAAGTAATTCTTTTCTTGAACTTCTAGTATCAAAATCTTGTAAATCTTTATCAAGTCTTCTTATTTGCGTTGCTGTTAACCCTGTTGTTTTCTCAATATCTGAGAATATATCCGATATTTCGGAAGCTTCAATAATTAACTGCTTACTAGCTTGTATTAGGGCGTATATTCCACCTGTGAAAGCAAATAATTTTGCGGTTGCTTTTCCTAAAACTCCCGCGTAATTACCTACATTTCTTTGGCTTCTACCTATTTGAGTATCGTATTTTTTTAATGCTTTGGTGTTTATGTTAATTTGTTTTGTTAATTTGTCAAATTCTTTCTTGCCCTTAGCGGTGGAATGGTCCAGTCTATCCCTTTGTCTAACTAGTGCGTTTGTAACTTCTCGTAAATCTTTAATTGATTTAATTTGTCTATTTTGAGCAAGATATAACTCTGTTTCTGCTTTTACATTGTCCCTAATCTCTTTTTTATACTTCTTCTGTGCTTCTTGCTGTCTTATAATTTGTTTTGTGAGTTCTTCTCTTTTTTTAGCAAATTGATCTATTAAATCTTTGTTTTCTTTTTCTGCAATAGATAGTTCTTTGTAGCCTTTTTCTAGCTCTTTTAAACTTGCTTTAGCTTCTTTTATATTTAGGTCAAAACTAGCTGTAACTTTAGACATTCTATTACCTTTTTTTTATATTCCTAATCCTCTCAATTGAAGAAACATATATCTAGCAAATACCATATTGATATTACTAAGACTTTTTTCAGTTTCCCCATTTTCAAGTAGAGTTTTAATTATTATATTTATCTCAATTCTTAAATCGTATAATGCTATAATTGGAGTGAAAAAATGATACCCTTTAGGCTCTTGCGTTGGTTCTTCTTCTAATACAAAATCATTACCTACTTTTTTTGTGTATCTTAAATTTATTGCCATTACTCTAATTAAATCTAAGCTATTTCTATACATTATTAGTATAAAACTTGTTAATTCTTTAGTATCTTTTTTGTTGAAAACTTTGCATATTTTAGTTCTGTTCTTTTTTGTTAATTGCTTGTCTATTTTTGAAGTGTTGAAATCTCCGATAAGTTCATCAAATATATCAATATCGGCAAATAATAAACTTAGTTCTTGAAAAGAATATATATCAAATATTATATTGTGCGTTTCTGAATATTCAACATAATCTTTAAATAACTTTGCCATGTCTTTTATTTCTATGTACTTTGTTTGTTCGCTCATAAGTCCCTAAAAATTGGGGAGCTTTGTCACTCCCCTTTGTTTTATGCGTCTGCTGCAATTGTGTTCATTTCTGTTCCCATTTCTGAGGCTTCGTCTGTTCTAGACCAACTAATGTTAAGTGCGTGTGGTACGCCGTCTTTTACTTCTAATGCTTGGTAAATATTAACTGCGTAAACACTAAATAAAAGCTGTCCTACTGTACAAGTTCCAGAAGTTTGTGCCGTTGGTGCTTTCAATACGAATACATCAACATCGTTTCCTTGATACCCTGTTGATTGATCCATTAAAGCCTTATAATCAACTGAAGTTAATCCAAGAGCTTTAATATTTCCAGTTGTATCTCCAGAAATTACAATTTCCGACCCTGTTGTGATTTTAATTGAATCCCCTTTTGCTGTCACTAGCTCAAACCCTGTTTCTACTTTTTGAAAATGTGAAGCAGCTGCTAAAATTGTATCAATAGTAGCTTTTTTATAATCCGATGGTACGGTGTCCGCTGTTCTAACATATAAGTGGTATTTAGCTGCATCTGTTGCAGCACTACCATCAATTGAGACTGTCATTTCTTAGCTCCTTTTTTAATTTTAATATCTTTTGTTGTCCATCTCGTTCTATCTTCAAGAGTGATTACTTCATTCTTGCCGATTTTTTCAATTTGAGAAATAACTCCCTTATGCCCCCGCAAAGTAGTTATTTTTTCGCCTATCTTCATGTTGCCCCCTATACCGTCCCTGTCGTTAATGAAATTCGCACGAACTCATTATCAATCATAGAACTTTTATATTCTGTTTTTGTTATTACTTTTAAGCCGATTAACTGCATTAAAGTCTTTGTCCTGGTAATCAAGTTTTGATTAGCTGTTCTTTTTGAAGTTTCGCTAATATCACTGTCCACCTTTTCGCCAACTACTAATGTAATTTCCAAAGTTGTCATCTCTGTTTTAAATGTACTAAAATTAGTCGGATTATCTTCACCATCAAGGTAGACTTGACAAAATGGATATTCTATATCTCTGTTTCTTGTTTCTTCTGTATATACATGAAGACCTGAAACAGTCGCTAATTGTGTAAATATTGTATTGTATGTATCTAATAATGACATTTTATATCCTTGTAAATAAGTTGTCTATTTCTCTATCTATATTTTTTATATTTTTATTGAAACTATCCCTAATAAACCAGATACCTTTCATTCTTGAAGTTCCCATTTCATTAAAGCTAGAATATGATTCTTTTCCTCTTAACTTTGCCCTAGAAAATAATGTAATTCCGATTTTTGACTCTCCAACTGTAACAAAGGAAGTAACCGTTTTTAGCATTCTGCTAGTATCAATTCTATCATATTTTTTTATAATAGCTTGACTATCTTTTTTCATCTTGTGAGATTTTTTATAAAATAGGTCTTTTAGTCCATGATCTAGTACATTCTCTATTTTATTAACAATTATCTCTAATTGTTCCGATATTAAAATATCTTCCCTTGGCATTACATACGCCCTAATTGTATCGGTGTTTGATTACCTTGTATAACTGAGTATTCATCTTTTATACTATCTTTTAAATCTTTTTGGTATTTTTTAAGTTTCTCTTCCGCTCCAAATTGATTACCATCTCCAAACTCTTGATTTTCTTGTACTATTATTCCTATAAACAATTCGCGTCCTATAATAGTAAACATATATAGTACAAACCATGCAAATATTGAACTGTAAGAATCCATTGTATTATTTGTTATCTCTAAACTTGAACCAGTATATTCTTTATCAATTACAAATTCATCATCATCAACTGATACTATTGTAAACATTATACTATCTATTGTAACAGAATCGTCAACTTTAAATTCTGAAATTGCACTATCATAATTGAAAGTTAAATTATCACTTTCCTTTGAAGTCGCTGTAATTGGATTGCTAAAGTTTACAAATCTTTTATATTCTTCACTTTGAATTTTAGAAAGAAATTGATTTTTTGCAGGGACTAAAGCTTTTGTGAGTATTGCTTCAAATTCTGTAGCTTTACTTGTGCTATATTGAAAGTATGTTTTTGCTAAGTCAATTGTAAATGTCATTTTATTTACCTTTATTTAATAATTTATGTTTGTCAAAACTTCGCGTTCCCATATATCCAAGTATAACATAACCAAACATATCATATAACCGCTCAGGGATAGCATTAAGCCAGTTTTTGAAGCCATCTATTATATTTATAGCCATATCGGGATTGAAAGCCGATAATATCCCCATTGGTATGCTAAACAAAACTAGGATATAAAAAACATATAAAATTGATGGTCTTGCTCTACTTGTGTATTTATCTTTGCTTTTAGCTTCTGCTAACATTACAGATTGTTGAGCTTCAAACTCTTTTAACTTGCCCTCTTGCTGTAGTTGGATAAGTTTTCTTTTAGCTTCTGCCTTTTCTACAGGAGAATCATAAAGGCTGTCTATGAGCTTAAAACCACTATCTAGTATACCACTTAAATTTATATCAATCATTTTCTATGCTCCAAATAAAACTATATATTTGTTGTTAGTAGTATAATTATCTATGTGTAACCAAGGAACATCTTTTTCCATTCTGCGAATAAAAGGAAATTTATATTGATTTTTTAATATCTCTTTTCTCATTTCTTCAGCTGTGTACTTTTTTGATACAATATCGAACGCACGACCCCAAGAGTGAAGAGAAGTAAAGTTATAATTTTTCATTCCTTGCACTCTTAAGCCACTTTCCGTTCTATTACCACCATACGACCAGTTATTAACTGTCAAAGCTCCAAAGTGTTCCCTAATACTGTCTAAAGTTTGCAACATTCGATTATCAAAGAATCTACTCAGTATATAACTTTCTGAATATTTGTTGTAAATTTCTTCACTTACTAATTCTTGAACTTTAAAGTACTTCATTCTCTTTTCTCTCTTTATTTCACACATCCAGTATTGTACATTCCTTGATTCTATTATATAATCAAGAGGTTCAATTCTTCCGTATATCAATGCTTTATCTAATTCTTTCTGCATATCTACTAGTTTCTTTATTTCCATTTCTGTACCCATCATTTACCATTATTGTCAAGAATATAATCTAATATCCTTTTTTGATCACTTCGTATTATATCTACACTACGCCCTAAACTTGTCAACCCTGTTGTTATTGTTTCTTTTAAATTGCTATGCTCGTTTGTGTTTTGCTCTTGTTGTGTTTTCATCTTAGATTTAATCATATCTCTAAAATCTGAGGTTTCAACTTTAATCTTTGATACATCAATTTCTAATTGTGAAACTCTACCTACATTAAAAGTCTTAGCTTCTAACTTTGCAACTTTTTCCTCTGCTTTACCTAATCTTTTAAAGAAGTTCTTGAAAAAGAACCCTCCAATTGTTACGAATAAACCAAAAAAACTTCCAATAACTCCAATAATCCAATTCTCAACATTTTCAACCACTTTGATATCCTTATTTGTAATAGTCATAAATTATCACCTAATTTATAATTCCGTAACTCCGTCAAACTCTTCAATCTTACTGTCAATTACTGCAGCTTCTGTATAAATATTACTCATTGAGTCATTTGAATAATTTTCAATGAAGCATTTTAACAACTCAAAAGTTAGATTATTCTCATTCTGCTTGTAATTAGGACTTATATCCCAATAATCAAGTTGAACTAGTGCTTTGTCATCTTTTATCCTAATTACATCACTAAATAAGTAATCTCTTAGCGTTTTAGTTGTTACTTTTCCATCTTCTTCAATTTCGCTTAATGGAAAATCTGAATTTATCTTTTTATCTAGTAAATCACTGTCAATTTCCATGTAGAAATCATAATTAGAAATATCAAAGTCAGGTAACATATACAAAGTTGGTAATACTCCCTGTTCAATTTGTCCAATCTCAAAAGCCGTCACTTCACTTGTTGCAAGTTCTTCAATAACCCTTTTACCCATCATGTTTAATTTTTTCCACCAGCGGTCTAAACTTGGAGTATCTATTATTGTATCAATGTTTAGTTTCATTATCATTTTAGTTCTCCTTTATTCTGCATCAAAATATTGAGGGTATCTTAAATCTACATAAGTTGTATGTGCTGGACTTCCACTGTCTTCTAGATCTCCGTTAGTTTTAACGATATAGGCAAACATTGGATATACTTCTGGACTTGGTAGTCCATTTTTTTGTATAAGTCCTACTTGTTGCCTTAATGCTTCTCTAGCCTCTGACCTACTACTAAAATTTTCAGTTCCTACAAGTTTTTTAATTGGATTAGTCTTATCGTGTGTCCAATATATGACATATATCACATATCCTGTAGCATCGGCTAAACTCCAAACTCCTCCAACTTCTTTATTATATTGAGTTTTTGAAGAGTCTAGCAATGCAAGATTTAAGTCAGGCGTTGCCGTTTCAACAAAAGCATTAGCAGCTCCGATTCTATAAAGGAAAGGCGTTGTAGTTGTTGCAGATGTTACGATGTTTATGTCCTCGTCTGCTGATGTAACCTCACTTATAGAGGTGTAAACTTCTGAGCCGTCTGCCATTCCTGTAATTTCTCCACCTCCCAAGTGTACCGCTCCATCTCTTTTGTGTAGTCTAAAGTGAGTAGGTGCAGGCATTCCGATTCCATGCTGTTCGTCTGTAGCTTGTACAATTAGCTTTCCAGTTGTTGCGTTAAACCCTACGAACCCGCATATTGCATTCTTTACAAAGATTTCATAAGTCATATCACTGTCTGCTATTTGGTTTAATACTCCACTTTTATCAAAATAAAAATATCTTGCACCTGTAGTATTGTCCCATACGATACTTTGAGTAGTAGTTTTTTCAACTCTTATACCCTCCGCCCAGTACTGGAAATAGGTTTCTCCACCTTTAACTGACATACTAAAAGTTCTAGTAGCTTCATCATAAGATGGTATTCCCATTGTGTCGGGTAATAGTCGGTCAAAGCCTCTACTCTTATTTAACTCTGTTATTGTTCCTGTTTCTATTAAGTCTTTTATTGATTCAATAGTAGCGTTTTTTGATAACCCCGCACTTGTTACTATCCTTGCCCTATCCGATAATGTAGGCGTTACGCTTGTCATTGTATTTTCTTTTGACATTTTTCTATTCCTCTGTTAGTATATCTTCATCATTTTCATCTAAATTAGCATTATTATTTGAATCTCGTGAAGTTAAGTCATCTATAAAATCATAAACATCATCTAAATTATCACCAGTTTGTACAGAATCATAAACTATTCTATCTTTCTTCTCGTTAGCTTTAGCATTCATAACTATTACATGAGCCGATTGTTCATCATAAGTCATTTCATCGTAACTTATGTCTTGAGCTATACCACTTGCATCAAATAGATACTTAGTTGGTAATAGTTTATCTGAGTTGTTCATTGCAGGACTTTCATAATCCCTAAACTCTGTTTCTGCATCGTTGTGGAATAGTTTGCCATCAGTTCCAAGTTGTGGGTGTATGCTGTCCCAAGTATATCCTGTAATTGTGTCACCATCAGTTTTAATAGAATTGCCATCATTATCAAATACTATCTTTAATTCTTTGCTGTCTGAATCTCTGAGCCATAAGTCAAATCCGTCTATTAGGTTTATAGGTCTTACAATGCCCTCGCTTTCTACTGTTCTAAATGTAGACTCTGTTATATTGGTAGCTGTCCCGTGGTTTCCATTGCCAGAACGATCATACATTGCTGTTCCAATTTCTTCTGCCATACCTAAATCTATTAACTCGCTTCCGTTTCCATCTAAGACTTTTGCGTAACTCATACTACCTTTGAAAGGATATTCAACCCCTCCATTGTCTTCACCTATTCCAACCCTTAAAGCGTCTAGACCAACTACATCTGCGAAGAATTTTGAAGTACTTGAGTTTCCTGTAGCGTATGCCCCAACACCTGCAACACCATCTATAATAATACTATTGCCTGTAGCCGTTACTTCAAATTCGTAAGTGTGCCACTCATCATCATCATAAGCGTTTGAGGTTTCCCATCTTAGCAATACAACGCCCGCATTTCTAATATCTATCTTAAATATTCCACCAGTATGATATACATAAGTACTAATATCACTTGAAGCTGATCCAGTATTTGAAGCTGAAAATACTTTCTGTAATGCCCCTGTATTCTCACATTTAAACATACCTTTTATAGTCCCTGTTGTTAAACTCGCAACTACTGAAATATGAGCATCTAAATCTATATAATCATCTGTTCCATCAAGAGTAATTATATTACTATTATTCATCTTACAGTTCTTTTTAACTAATCCAGTATATACTGCATCACAAGCAACTACTGCAGTTCCATCATCTTTTAATGGTACAAATACACCTGTAAGACTTGAGCTAGTTCCATAACCTACTTCATTTAATCTACTATCAAAGTTTATGTCCTCAATATGAAAATTTTCATCTACTATATTAACTTTAGTTCCATGATTATCATTGATAATATCGTACATTACTGTCAAAGTATCTTCTTCACATGGGTAGAACCATAGTTCTGTCCCTGCTCGCTGAATACTTACATGACTAATTTTGTCCCCACTTGCAATATCCAATCTACCATCTACCGTACAAGTTGGAGTATCTGAATAACTAGGTACAACGATTGTATCAGTAGTTAATAATCCTGTAATAGTAATATAAGCCGTTCCATCTCCTAGATAGCCTTTACCATTTTGGGGCGGTCTTGTTGTACTTGTTGCACTTAATAGCTTAATATCTACAAGTTCATAAATACCCGCTTCACTTGTTGTATAAGTACCGTCTAAGTGCTGTACTATCATCTCTTTGTTAGGTGGAAAAGGTGAGCTTATTCTTCTTTTCTTTTTACGCATATAATATAATGCACCTTGCATCACACCTTTTTGTTTTCCTTTGCCCCAAGTACCAAAATAACCTTTTTTATGCTTCATTTTCTAACCTTTTGTATTTATAAAATCAATTATCTTTAAGGCTTCCAATTGCTTCTGCTTTCTAATATTCTCATTTACTAACTTTTGTTCTTGCAATAATACATGAATCGGAGTGTAACTATTTGTTTTTTGTGATAATAACACTTTCTTTTTCTCTTGACAAACTTTGATATTTTCTAAATTCTTCTGTTCTTCTTTGTCTAGTATTGCCAGTTGTTCATCTATTGTTAATTTCTTTTTTGGTTTTTTCTTTTCAACTTTCTTTTCTTCAATTTTTTCAGTCATCTTTGAACCTCATAAAAATAAGGGGAGCTTTAACACTCCCCTAGTTATTTAGTTAGAAATTAAACAAGCAATTCTTACTTGATTTCTGTCAACCAATCTGTTCCAACTTCCAGCTGTTGCTAAAGTTGAATAAGCTGGGTTAGTCCCTGTTGCTACTAACCAATCAAACCCAGTTGGGTGAATTATCTTATTGTGTCTAGTAACTAAAGTTTCAACACCTGCACCAGTTCCAGCAAGTTCGTTTTTATCAATAGCACTTGCGTTCTCATTTGGTATTTCTGCATATCCCAACGCACCCATACCAAAGAAGATAGTATAGTAAGTTGTACCACTTGTAGTACCTGCAACCGTTGGAGCGTAAGCATCTACGAATACACGCATACCCATATAAGTAGGAATATTAACAACTCCCATAGAATCAGGAATAAAGTCAATCAAGTTATTTGCTTTCAACTTTGCATATGGCACTGGGTGGATAACCATACCAGTTAATTCTTGCTCTATTTCGCCCATTGTTGCTAAAGCTAATAAAACATTTTCACCGTTAATTTTTGTAGCATCTGATTGATCTCCTACAACTTCAACGGCTGATTTATAAATCATATCACCAGCATCATTTGCGATATTGTCCAAGATAACACCTTTTAAAGTGTTTGTAATTCTTTGGTTTATATCTGTATTCCAATACTTACCAATTCCTTTCGCTACTGCATCTAATCCCTTTCCGTTAGTCGTACCACTTACAAGTTGAGTAAGTCTTGCTTCACTCCATGCTTCAACCCCTCTTTGAATCTTAACTTTCATATACTGCATAGCTAAGTTCTTAGGTGTAATCTCAGTAGTTGTATCTGTTGGATATTGAGGTTCTGCAATACCTAGAGGGTTCCAAAAAGGTACATTTATAAGTTCCCCACCCGCCTGTGCTAATGCTAGAAAGTCGGGATTATTATAAAGCAATCCAGAATTTAAGAAATTGTTGTTTCTCTTTATTTCTAAAGCCACCGAATCGTTAAACGGTACTGGCTTATATATATTTGATACCTGTATTAAAGACATTCTTTACTCCTATTCTTTTTTTAATCGTTCATACAATGATGGGTCTTTTTCATATAAAGCGACCCTTTCATCGGCTGTCATATTTGTAAAACTTTTATTGCCTGTGCCACCTGTGCCACCGTTCGCACCTGCACTAACGGAGTCTTTGTTCCAAGTTGAATTCTTAGCCTGAGTTTCAAACCATGAATCAAAAGTATTTCCATAATTATCAACGAACTCTTCTACATCGGCATTAAGCTTAATCTTGTGAAGCACTGCCCTTGCGTAAATATCGTTAAAACTTTCAGGCTTTACAGAACTATCTTTTGCATTAACTATCTGAAATATTTTATCTTTTAGCTTGCTAGTTTCCTTTTCTGCGTTCATACCGTTAATTTTTGCGTTTAACTCAGTGATTATTTCAGTGTCTTCATTTCGCTTCTGTTCTAGGGGGGCTAGTTTAATGCTTAAAGCTTCTTGAAGTCTTTTCTCAATCTCTTCATTGCTATTACTAGATTTGAATAATTTTAGATCTGCAATTTGATTGTTCAATTCGTTAAAACTTTCAGGGGTATAATCTCCGTACCCTTTTAACTTTTTCTTTGTTGACTTATGTTCTTCTCTCTCTTTTCCAAGTGATGAATATACAGTATTAAACTCTTCAATATCCTTTACACCTGTTACATCTAAGAAAAACTTGCCGTCAATTTCTTTGTACAATCCTTTTTGATCTTCTGCTACTTCGTCCAGTGAATCCAATTTGTAATTTAAACTCATGTTTAAATCCTCCGTTATTTCTCATCATTGAGAGTTTTGTCAACATCATTGTTGACAGTTCTATTTATTTCAAGTTTCCAATCTTCAAATTCTAAAGTTGTATATAAATTCTTTTGTTGCCATACCCAATAATCCTTTGTTGTCATTCTGCCATCTTTCCAAATAATAGAAATCTTTTCAAATTCTGTTGCTTTCTCTTGCTCTGTTCTGAAATCTGTATTTCCTACTACTTTTACCTCGGGCGTTTGTTTTGTCCATTCTACGATGGTATTTAGTAACCATTCAACTAAACTTGCCCCAGTAATTGAAACATCTCTTAATTTATCAGTTTGTAATTGTATTCTACTTTGTAATGACTTCTCACTTTCTTGAGTTGTCTTTTCCATTACAGTAACACCAAATGAACCAGTTTCAGTCTTTAAGTCCGATAAATTAGCCCTACTTTCTTCTAATCCCTCAGAACCAGGACTTATATATTTTGCGTTTGCTTCTGTTGATTCAGTATAAAACATACTATCAACACCTAGAAACCCTTTTTTAAAAGCAGAATCGGCTACTCCACTAAAGAACAACATTGCAGCAGTTTGCAAATAAACTAAGGCTTGATGATTAGCATCAGCATTATAAACCCCGATAGATAAATTAGATTGATTTAATAATGGTGCTTGTTGAAAATCCATCTTTGTATTATCAGTATTTGCAACTTTGAAAGGAATAAAGTTTAATTTCTTGCCCTTGTATGCAGGGAAAAGAACTCTATTACCTAAAGATTCAATTGTTTGATCTGTATCAACTTTTAAATCCCCTAGATTATCTTCTTCGTCTTCATCAAGTAATACAGTATAATACTCGTTTATACTATTTAATCCTAATACTCTCACCTTTGTTTTTAATTCCGATATACCTAATTTATTTAGCTCTTTTACATCTTCACTAAGTAATACATAACTTAAGGTTTTAATCCCCTCAACTCGTTTAAAATCCCAGTCAAGTATCGATTGAGCTTTGTATCTAACTGCCTCAAACTTTCCATTTTCTTCAATTAAATCAACTAAATATCCAACACGCCCTAATTTCATTTGTTCGCTGTAAATATCATCTAGTACAGATAAAACGCTCTCATTATCTGAATTAAAATTGTCAGATAAATATTCTAAGTTTTCAGGTAATCCAGTTATTGAAGCAGGTTTTCGACCTATTGCATTCTTACTATTTATTACAGTTTGTTTTATATGATTAAAATAATTAGCTCTTTGTAAATATGACTTGTATCTATCCACCCCATTCTCAGTATCTTTTATCATACCGCTAGTTTTAGGCAAATATTCAGTAGTCCTAGCTTTTATATTCTCATTGTAACAATCTTCTAGTTGTTGCCATTCTAAAGCTATTTTATCATAATCACTATTTTTATATTGATCTAACATTAGTAGAATCCCATACTTATATTATTTATTTCGTTAAGTCCTGTTTGTAACATTTTATCTATTGCGTCATTCATTGGATCAACTTGATCATCATGTTTTGCATTTGGAAACTGTATCACTTCAAGTAAGAACTCAGAAATATAAGGTGCTTTTCTTGGCAAGTATACATATCCCGCTTCAATCTTTGGGCTTGCTAAGTTTGCCCTTAATACCTTATCCGTGTTTCTTTGTATTGGGAATATAGGAATTGAAGTTCTTCGCCTTACTTCCTGTATTGAACTTGTACCGCTTACTTTATCCTCTACCCATACTTTACGAGGTTTCCACTTGTCATAATTCAATTCAATTCTTTTTATTAGCTCCGGACTTTCCCATTTACCACGGTCAACATCTAGTAAATAAATACTGTTCCCAAGTTTTCCCCAAGTTTCTATAACTGAAAAATCATTGTGTTCTTTTGTTTTCTGTGCTGTATCTGCAAATTGTTCGCAATATTCATAATTTGGTATCTCGTCATATTCTTTGAACCATCTTAATTTGTAAATGTCCCCATCTTCTGGACTTGGGTTCTGTAGCATTTGCCCCGCATATCCTTTTGTCCCTAGTTCTATTTTAAGATCATTTAATACATTTTGGGGCATTCGTTCGGGGTCAAGCAAATTATTTATATATTTATCTTTTAATTCTATTGGTTGTACATTGTTCCCTAATTCTGCGGGCAAACAAATAAGTTTAATCTTTTTATCTTTGCTTAATTGGTTTCCTGTTGGGTCATCTTCATGCAGCCGTTGCATTATTAGAATAGTCGGAGTGATTGCTTTATCTATTTTTCTTGTAGATAATGTTTCACTCATCCACCTATTAGCCGTTTTTCTTTCTACTTCACTATTTGCCATCTTTGGATTTATCGGGTCATCAATTATAATTAAATGACCGTGTTTTCCTGTAATAGCTCCACCAACTCCAACCGCTGTCCTAGTTCCTTTATCTGTATTTGCAAAATCTGATTTATTATCTCTATCGGCTTTAGGCTTTATATTTGGATATAATCTTTTATATTTATCACTTCTTAATACATCTCTTGTAAGCGTACTGTGATCCATTGCAAGATCTTTTGAGTAACTACCAGTAATAAATCTTAATGATGGGTCAACTGTCCACGCCCAAGCGTTGAGCATTACCGTTGCAATTGTAGATTTTGAAGAGCCCGGAGGAATATTTATTATTAAGTCATATTCTTTTGCTTCTTTTCTTATTACTTTTTCAACTATTGCCTGTAACTCATCGCATAAGTATTTAATATGAAAGTTATCTTTGAAATCATCATTTATAATAGTATCCCAAAAATAAACGAAAAACTTATAATAAGACCTTTTAAATTGCTCTCTTAATGCACTATCTAAGTTATGTTTAAATCTTAGTGTTTTCATACTGTAGACTTCGCATTTTTCAAGGCTAATTATCACTTTTCTTTAATTTGCTTTCTATGTCAATTAACGAGTTTAATTCTTCATCGGATAAGTTAGAGTAATCAATTTCTACATTCTTATTAACACTTGTAACCTCTTGAACCTGCTTTAAATTCCATTCTTTAAACTTTCTTTCTAATATCCAAGCGTATTTTTGCCATTGAGTCTCCTCTTTATCTTTCATACTTACAAATAAATTAGCTTTCTCTTTCAATAGAGCTTTTTTAACAAGAGCCAACAATTTTATAAATATTTCTGTAAGTTCTGGAAATTTCTCTATATAGCTACTTGGATTGTTTTTGTATTCTCTATATGTAGCATAGCTTATCGTGGGAATCTTATTTTCTTTTAATGAATCTTCAAATAAAAAAAATAGTTCTTCATCTGTACAGTATAATACATTTGAATTGACTACTTTTTCAAATACTTCTATATGTTTACTTGTTAATTTAACTTTATTTGCCATTATCTAACTCTTTTTTTAATACTTCAATATATTCTTTTATTACTTCTTTAGGATTGTTTATTGTTAGTTCTTGCTTAGTTGAATCGTATGTGTTTATTATAACTATATCACATTCTTTTGCACTTGCTTTATTTTTTAACTTAACAATCATATTCTAACTATACCTGCAGAATCTTTTATTGATGTATATTGTGTTTTTGGAGGTGGTTTTATTTCTTTCTTGCAGAAGTTGCAGAATTGTTTATTATCTTTTATCTTAATATAATACTGCTTTTTATCACAGTGAGGGCATTCATTCACTTCATACCTCTATATTTAGCCTTGTTTAATACAATATATGAATATTAGTGTCATAATGCAAGATATTTCTATGATATTTTTTAGGCAATAAAAAAAGGCTCACTTTTTACGGTAAGCCTTTTTATTCAGGAGAGTTAATTAGTAACAATTTTAATATAATCATTTATCTTGTTTTATGCAAGTTAAATAATGCTTAGAAACGCCATTCACTCGGTAATGTACTATATATAAGACACCTTCCTCTATCCTTATCAAAAATAGAGCAACTACTACAATTTGTATTACTACTACATTCTTCACTTATTCTTTTTAATTCCTTTATAGCTGAGTTTTCTTTTTCTTTTGGCTTCTCTTCACTATCGAATATAGCTATTATTGCTCTTTCTGCAAAAAAAGAACTAAATTCTTTAACCATTTTTGTTGCTTTTATTTCTGTATTCTCTTTTTTACAATCTTCATATCTTTTTTGTAATCCATTTAGATTTTTTCTTTGTCGTTCTATCTTAGCTTTTAAGCTGTCAACTTCTTTTTTGTTGGTTTCTTTTAATGCTTCTAAATTGTTATTTTGTTTTCTAGTAAAGACTTTTAACTTTGCCCCGTTTAAATTGGCATATCCTACCTCTTCAAAATATAACTTAGTTTTTAAATCCTCAACTTCTTTTGTGAGTGTTTCGACATTCTTAAACCCCTCAGCTACTCTATTTTGTGCAAGATTTAGATATTGTTTTAAATTTAATACTACAAGTTTCATTCCTCTAATATCATTACTTGCAGACTCTTCAAACTCGAGAAACTCTCTAGGTAATCTTCTATTTAATTCTTTTACATCTATCATTTTAAACCTCTATATCCAAATTATTATAATTGATATTAACCACACGGCTAATATATCCCCTGCACTATCATATAACCATTTCTCATGACTTGCGTATTTCTTGAAACTGTCAATCATATATTCTAATAACTCCCATAGAATAGTGATTATCATCACAATAATTATAGCTTGCTCATTTGTGAAGTAATGTAAAAATAATTTAGTTCCTAATGCTCCAGATAATAGATGAAACCATAGCCAGTAATTTGTGCATAATCCTAACTTAATAAACTTTTTAAATATTTCTATCATAATATTGTTCCCTTTTTTTATTCATCATTTTTGTAAATACTTGAGGATTATATATATCACTTATAAAAGAATCCTCTTGTCTAATTTTCTTTTTAATTCTAAAGAAATTGTAAATATTAAGAATACCGATAATAAATAATAATACAATCAATATTATATCTGTCACTTTTCGCCCTCCATAAAATAATGATAATCAACTTTTAACAGATCACACAACTTTAAATAGTGTACTGCTTTCATATTCTGAACCTCTATGCCCTCATTGACATATAAGTTTAAACGGCTTCTTGACATTCCTATATACTCACCTATTGCAACAACGGAGATTCTAGGATTTAACTTTTTAATTAACTCTTTTAGCTTCATTTTTATATCCTTTAAATATGCCCCTTTCGGGGCGGTTAGTTTTAAGTTAAGAAATATAATCCCGCAACTATTGGAGATTCTTTTATAAGTCTTTCTATTGCCATTTTACTAGCTTCTTTTTTTGTACATTTATATTCTTTCATGTTAGATTCTGTTGTTCTTGTTAATATTTCAGTTACTTTTTTTCTGTTTTCATTAGACATTTTAACCACCTTTTTAATTTTATTTAGTTTCTCATTAACAATAGTAATATACGAATAAACGCCCGTATTGTCAAGAAAAAAGATTAAAAAGATTTATTATTTTTGCTTTTAGCCTTATCTTTCTTTGTACCATTCTAAAAAACTATTATACATATCTCTATATTTATTTTTCTTTTCCATTGTTAAACTTCGTACATAAATAGCTGATAGCATTCCAAACCTTTGTATAGCTCTTTGTTCTTCTGCTTCTATATCTGTATGATAGACATAGTCTAATTTAGTTTTAAACTCTTGGAATAACTCTTTATCATCTAATACCTTTATTTCTCTTATTATTTCTACTTCTTCTTCTTTAACTCCTAGAAAACTTTTATTATCTTTAGCTCCTAAAATAGAATAACTATCTTTTATTTTATCATGTTTCACAATTATAATATCAACACCGCAAAATTGATAAAATTGTCTGTTAACATTGTCGCCTAATGGTAATTTAATTCTAGCTCTGTATAATTTGTCCATGATTTAACCTCGTTAATTTATAGAATAGTTCTTTTACTAATACAGTAGTTAAACTTTCCGATTCAAGATAGAAGTTATGACAATAACTACAAATATAATGAATTGGTATTAAATGACCTTCCCAATGTCTTATATATTCCGTAGAATGTTCATAACTCTTACAATTAGGACATCTTATATCTGTGTTTATTTCTGTACCAAACTTACTCATATGATACCCTTGTTAATTTATAAAATAACTTAATCCCATTTAATATTTTTTTTACTCTTCTTTCTCTTCTTCTCAATCTTCTTTTAGCTAGTCTTTCTTTTACCTTTTCTTCTTTTAGAATCTCATCTTTGCGTATTATAAGATTATAATGTTTTCTACACCAACCAGATGAGTAGTATTTATTACTGCACCCCTTTTTTTGACAAAGATGGGGACTTGTATCTTCTGTATGTCTCATCATTTTAAACCTCTTTAGTAATTTACTCCGATTGTAGTTAATACTTTCCCAAGTCCTAAATTGTTTATGCAGTAATCATATAATTTAGGATGAGTTAGTTTCATCTTCTCAAACCTGTTTTTCTCAAATAAATCTGACTTTTCTAAATGCACTCCAAACATACAAAACACACATCCTGTTCTATCATATCCCATGTCATAAATCTTTGAATAAGGTATTTTATTTAGTTTTAAATATTGCCATATATCTTTTTCTAGCCATATCGATAAAGGTTTTGATTGCGGATGTTGTAGTTCAAAAGAGTTACATCCATATTTAATATATTGTTCTTTTCTCATTACGCTTTCAATTGTCATCGTCCCAATAAATGGTACTTTTTTAGTCTCTTTTTCAAATACTTTTATAGGATTTTTCTTTAGATAATCACAACACCTTTCAGATATTTTAAACTTATTCTCTTTTGTTAGAGTATGAAATTTTTTTGGAATTGTTGGTGCTTGGTATTTTTTGCTTGTTGGATTTTGACCTCCAAACATTCGTAATTCTTTTTGAAACTCTGACTTTGTATTTCTATATCTGCTTATTGCCATTGCTACCTTTTTACTAAGAACTGGATAACCATATTTTTCTATAACTTTTGTAAATGGAATTTTTGGTTTTAACCAAACTACATTATCAATAGTTTTAACAAAACTTCTAATTTCTGGAAACTCTAAACCAGTATCCATAAAAACGGCTTGAACTTCTGGATATATTGATCTAACTAAATGTAATAATACTGTACTATCTTTTCCACCACTAAAAGATACATATACATTCCCGTCAAAGGCTTCATACCATTCTTTAATTCTTTTCTTAGACAATATTACTTTAGCTTCTAAAGGTAATGATTGCTTTTGTTTTAAACTCCAACTTTGCACCGTTACACCTCTAAAAGTTTATTACCGTTCATTATCCAAGTTGTATAGCTTTGATTTTTAAAATTATCGTCTCTCATTCGTTTGTCTATTACTGCGTTTTGCCAGTTGAATATGTTCCATTTTGGTTGCTCTTTTTCCATATCCAGTATAATATCCTCTAAAGATAAATAATAAACTCCATGAATATCCAAGATACCAGCGTAACGATTAGCGACCCAAGTTATATCTTCATCATATCGAACACCATGTTTAATACAAAACTCTTTGATAAACTTATCTATTTGCTTTTTAATTTCCACTTTGCACCCTCTTTT